AGGGTCAGCTCTCCGTTGCGCGCGATGCGGTCGTTAGTCAGACCTCCGGCACCGTAGATGTCGTTGATCAGGCTCTCGACGGATAGGCCGGTAACCCCAGCTTCGCCGGCAGCGACTTCGGCATGAGCAGCCTTGGCCCGCGTCTCCAACATGTTGTCGAAGCTCTTAGTGCCGGCAGCTTCCTGCTCCTGCGTCTTGCGCAGATCGTTCTGCTGGTGCTCGTACATGGCAGAGCGTTCGGCGTTCACCTTGTTCTGAGCGTAGTACGCGTTCTGGGCATCGGCCTGCTCACTAGCCGCCCCGTACTGCATGACGCTCGAACCGGCAGACACCATGAAGGACGTTACTGCTAACGTCATTGGGTCACACATGACAACCTCACAAATTCCAAGAAGGGTCGCCGTTCAGGCCCGAAGGTGGGATGGCGATTGATGAAGATGCACCCATGCCACTTGAGGAACCGGACGTGCGCGGTGTTGCGCTCATCGACGACGTTCCACAGGACGGGGTACTGTTGAGAGAATTTCGCGAACCACTTACGGCTCTCCCTGAGGAAGCCACTGCGGTTCTGATGGAGACCCTTCGCACAGAGAAGCCAGATGGCCCCTATGGTTGGGTCGGTGGTGGGACGGATGCCCCAGATACAAATCGGTTTATCCAGTGCGCGCTTGTTGCACAGGACGTGGCACTCGCTGGACAGCTCGATGCCGCCGAGGAGAGCATCGACAATGGACAGGCCACTGGCGGCTTTCACTTCGGCGGCATCTTCAGGGAGCAGTCGAGTAGCGAGGTAGATCGCGTCTTGTCGAGTTGCCTTCCTCGCTACTACAGACATCAAATTCTCCTTGATCGGATGACGAACATTCCTTCCCAGTCCGCACTCAGGATTGAGAACGGCAGGAACTCCTCACTGACCAGTTCAATGGTCGCGTCGGTGTTGCGGGTCATTACAGGCACGCGGAATGCTCCTTCGGTCAGCGCTACCTCACCCAAGAGAGAGACGCCGCTGCCGACCTGTCGACCTGACATCACGTTGGTGTAGGTGTCGCGTCCACGGGGCGTTACCTCCACGCGGAAGTAACCACTGTTGCCGTGTCGGAGCGTCATACGCCGAACGTTGATGCGGCCCTCACCCACCGAAGTCTGCCCGCCGCCTGCCGCTTGCTCGCGTACTTCCAACTGGGAGAACACGTAGCGTGCCGTGATGGTTTGACCGAAGCGGAAATGAGAGAGCGCGCTTAACGCCGACACCGTCACTACGTTGCCGCCGGTGATCGTGAACGGCACCTTGCGCCCAACCTTAAACACGTCGTTGCCCTCCCATGCGACCAGAACGAACTGGCTGGGGTCATCGACCGTGTACGGAAGGGTGAACGATGTGGTCGTGCCGTTGAAGGACAAGCCCGTTACCTGCGTCTCGTCAACCGCTCTGTCGAGGTGGACGGAGAACTGTTGGGCACCCTCAGTGACACTAGTGGCCACTGGGAGCACTTCCATGTACACGCCATCGGGTCGGCTGATCAGCAAGTGGAGTTCACTGCCGAGGAAGTCAGCGTTGAGGATAGTGCCCTCTTCACCGAACGTCCAAGTGTGCCATGCCGATTGCAGCTTGCTCTCACCAGATACGAAGAACTGGTAGATGAAGAGCTTCGACGGTTCGTTGTGTGACAGCGCGACGATGATGCTCTCGGTGTTAGATGCGGTCAGCTTGAAGACACCATCGGGGATGTACTTCGGCACATGAGCGGTAACGTCCTGTGCATCCTTGGTCTGCGTGTATTCATCTACGCCGAACTCTCGGACAGCCGAGTGGCTATTCCGGTTCTGCACGAAGTACACGAAGTTTCCAACGCCTATCGGCTTCACCGCGCTGGAGCATTCAAACTCCGTGGTGGCGTCAATCGACGCTGTCTTCACCGAGAGGATGTCGTTGGTCTTTCCGAGCATGAACTGCGTCTGATCTGAGAACAGCAGCAGTGTCTCGTTCCACGGCACAGCATGCCTCAGGATGGAGACCTTCGTGCTCGACACACCAATGTCGATTGGGTCCGTGTCCAGTATCTGGATGGCAGAGCCCTTGAAGAAGTTGAAGTACTCGCCGGCAGTCGAGAATACGAGGTTCTCGTCAGACAGCACGCCGAGTCGATTGCGGTGGAAGAAGATGTCGTTGAGCTTGCGGCCGATAAAGGACGGCATCGGGTTTGACTTATCGATGTCGCCAACCTTGCGTGGCTCCCACTCACCCGGCTTGAACGTGAACGTTCCATCAGCTTCTCTGACCAGCACATACGGCAGGGTCGTCGGGTCGATGCTCTTCACCTCGCCTGGCTTACACGTCTCCTTCCAGACGCCGCCATTCGGGTTGTTTGCATCAGTGATGTATTCCACCCAGTAGGAGGTGTTGAAGGAACCGCCCTCGCCCTGCACTTCCGTCTTGAAGCCTGAGATGGCCTTGGCTGGAAGGTTGGTGAACCGCTGGGTCGACTTCTTGATGAGCTGGGTTGCCTGATCGCCGTAGGGGTCGGACAAGACGATGGAGAAGTCCCCGCCGTCCACGCGAGCGATGCGGATGGTCGAGCCCAGCGTCTGGATGACGTAGTTGCTAGCAGCCGCGCCCATTGCCTGCTGAAGCCCTAAGTAGTCTGGGGTTGCTCCGCTGGCGTTGCCTGAGAGGCCAGCAGCGATGGCGTTAGTTGTGACCTGATCTGGGAAGCTCTGCGCGTTACCACACTTGAAGTGACCCGTGAAGCCGTCGACGGTCAGAACGTATGTGCCATCAGCGACACCCTGCTTGATCCACACGAGGGCCTCGTTGGGACGCGTAGGGATGAAATCAGTGGACGACTGCTGTACTATCTTCGTCTTGTTCAGGACGAAGGTGTAGTCGGCAACCGTCATAGCAGCGAAGTCGTCAGCCGGAGAGCTGGACGTGAGATAGCCGGATGCCCCGGTCCCGAGATTGACGGTCTTCTCCACGCCGTCCAGATCGAAGACGCGGATGGCGCCGCCGAAGATCATTACTCGGTAGCGCTCAGTTTCATCTCGGTTGATGAGGTGCGTGAAGGCGTTGGTGAGCGGGGTGTTGAGCGCTTTCGCCCGGTGACGGGTGCCGTTGCGCTTACACAAACCGTCAACTACGGAGCTATTGCAGTTCTCCTGCAACTCGCACTGAGAGGCCAACCGAAGCGCACTAGGCTGCTGGCTGACACCGTTGATCAGGTTTGCTATGGTGCTGGATACGAGGCTCATCGTGCCAGTACCCGTCCGACAGACCAGCCATCGAGCATGCTGTAGTCTGCGGTCTCGGCCTCGGCATTCTGGAGGTCGACGAGAGCGCGCAACTCGTCCTGCGCTTGGAAGCCGGCAAGCTCCTGAGAGCCGACCGAGTTCTGTTGGAAGCGCCTAGCAGCACGGAGCGTGATGAAGTTGCGGGCGGCTTCGGGAATCTCCTCGAAGTCCAACATCACAACCAGCTCGACGATAAGTGGGCGCGTGAATGAATAGGTGTGGTTTACACGGTCGTACAGACGCGTGCCACGCCAGACGACATCAACGTCAGCATCAGCGTCCACAGTGTCCACCTTAAGGGTGTTCGCGGGGAGCGTGATGTTTCCATCGGTGTCTGGAGAGAGCGATAGGCTCTTCTCGGTGTTCCAGTGCCAGCCATTCTTCTGCACTTCTCGACTGACGTTGACGAGCGTGCGGAGAGCAACAGCGGCGTCGACCAGCCCATTGTCCTCGACCCTGTTGACCGGCGCTTCGCCAATCGCGAACAGCATCTGGTTCACAGCTTCGAGTGTGGTCGTAGGAGTTAGAGCGGTGGACATGATTTCTCCAAAGACGAAAAAAAGGGCCGAGCCAATTAAGGCCCGACCTCGACCGCAGCCTCCGGCCGCAGCGAACCGTGGCCGACCGCGTACTTCGCGACCATCAGGGTGCCCTGACGACGGATGTCGTACGCAGCTTCCATGCCGAGGTCGAGCAGCTTCACGGTGGCGACAGCCGACTTGTGCATCACGAGACCAGCGGTCTTGGTGAAGTCACCAGCGTAGCGGTTGCCCGTGCCAGCGCCCAGCGTGCCGTTGGCAACGTTGGTCGAGGGCAGGTTCGTGGTCTTCACGATGTCGATGCCAGCGATGCGGAAAATCTTGCCGTCGCTGTAAGCACCAGCACCGCCCCACAGGGAGTTGATGGTATCCTTCGCCTGAATGAGCGCGTAGTACTGCGCCGGGACGCTGTTGTTGTCGAGGATTTCCGCAGCCTTGAAGATCGCGTAGGCGATGTCCAGACCAACGGTCATGAAGTCCTTGGTAGCGGGACCACCGAGCGGGCCGTTGTAGATCGAGGAACCACCCGGCAGACCGGTGACGAACGCGGAAGCGCGAGCGGTCTTGGTGGCGACCTGAAGGATGTGCTTGTCCATCTGCGTGGCGAGGGCACGGCCGATCTCGGTCGAGTACACCGAACGCGCGTCGTAGTGCGCCTTGGCTTCATCGATGTTCGCGATGAACGCGTGCGAGATGAGCAGGTCGTCGATGGTGATGACGACTTCGTTGCCGTTCACGGTTTCGCCGGTGATCTCGGCACCCGGAACGTGGTATTCAGCAGCGATGCGGCCGAAGGTCGGGAACTGAGCGGACTTGCCGTTCGAGATGGTCTTCATCTGGGTGTACGCCAGAGCGACGTTGTTCACCTCGAAGGCCGTCAGGACTTCACCAGCGAAGACCTTCAGGAAGAGAGCGTCCACATCACCAGCGCCATTGATTTGGCCGGTGCGGACGGGAGTAGCGTTTGCCATTGTAAGTAAAACTCTTGTGAGCGTTTTGGGGAAGTGTGATTGGCTTCCGCGTGAACGTGCTCACTCACGCATCGAGGTTGTCCGACGCATCGGGCCAAGTGGTGTTGTGAAGTTGTTCTGGCGTGCCAGAGAGCCACCGCGTAAGAACGCAGGTGTGACTGTGCTTCCCAAGAAAAGTAGAGTGGAGGTCGCGGGCGTGTGCCTATCCGCGCTTTGCCGATAGTCGGCTTAAGCACCGTCATCCTTTCGGTAGACGGCCTCCGTAGTGAAATTAGTTGGCAACCACCGACCTAATACGGTGGCAGCGTCGAGGCGTAGGGCTGAGAGGTGTTTGTTCCGTTGTCCTCATCCCAGATGAAATAGTGGGCTGAAGAGTTCTCAAACTGCACGGGGTCGCCTGTGAACGTCAGGTGAAGCGCCGATTGGATCACATAGGGATAACGAACGAACGGCGTAGTGATGCTGTCTGTGACCGCATAGCAAACTTGCTGGTACGTGCCGAAGTATGCCGTGTAGGTCATCTCAAAGAATCCGTGCTTGTTCTGGATGACCCACGGATCAATGATGCCGGTGGCACCGAAGTCCGGGTCTCCAGCAACCGGAGCCGGCAAGATGGTGCCGACACGGGTCCAAAATGTTCCGCTTGAGGTTGGAGATGAGAACAATTGGAAGTTCGTGCTTGCATTGCCGTTGTTGCAAACGATCAGGTACAGCGTGGACCCTACGGTAACAATGGTCGGCAAACCGGGATTGGCGTACCCTTGACCAGCATTCCAAGTGATGATCGGGTTCGAGGCGTATTTGGTCCACGTCACACCGTCTGTAGACGTTGCGATACCAATGCCCCACGCGGTCTGTGCCGCGTTGCGCGCGCTGTAGTACGCGACGAACGGCGCCAGAGCGCAATCCCGCGTGATACATGGGTGCAGTAGATAATTGTCGTCCCAAGCCCCTGCGGTGTTGGTGAATGATGGATTGGACGCATGGGCGGTAAAGTTCAACGGACTGGTGCCCGTGTAGAGCGCCATATTGATCCAGTTCTGACCGCCAGAACCATTATTTACCGCAGTCGAGGTCAGGGCGTAGTACGTGCTTCCGCTCTTTGCCCCCTCAGTCATGTACGGTGTGTTGGTGCCGAACGTGTCCCAAGTCCCCGCATTCTGCGTGAAGAGAGGATTGCTACTGTTCGCAGGAACCAAGCCAGAGAAGTTTCTATACTGCGAAATGCCCGGCAGTGGACTCCCCGCGTACTTGTTGATGAAGCCGGGCAGGACACCGCTTGGAAGAACAGCTTGCAGCGAGGTCTGCTTGGTATCGTAATAGAGTTCGATACCGATCTGACCATTCCAGTAGTTTGCGCCACCGGTATTGAAGAATTTGAACGGCCCTGTCGGCGTACGAGCCGTTGCGTCGCTGGTCTGCGTGCCGATCAGATTGAACAGGCCACCGCTTGCGTTCCACGAGAAGCCGAGGTCATTGGTCGTGGTCCAGACACCAACATTGCTGGTGTTGAGCGCTGCGCCAACCGCGCTGGTGGCAAGATTGCCGGAGGTAACACCAAGTAGGACTGACCCATTGGCATCAATGAGGGTCTTTGCAACCCCGCCCCGGTCGGATGAATAGGTGACAAACTCCACACTGGCCGTAGAACTGGCGAGCAAGGTGGCCAGCGCGCCAGTTGCGGTCCATGTCGCGGCACCGCGCGCCACCGAAGTGCCTGCATTTGGCATATAGGGCGATACGGTCGGGCCAAGTTCGGCCTGTCCGCCCCACGCCAAGAATGCTGTGCCGCCCACGCCACCGACGCCCGTAATGTAGCCGATCACCAACTGACAGTTGGCAGATGCTGCCAGCGTGACATTCTGAACCGAATAACGGGTCCATGTGTTTGTCAGCGTCACAGGCTGAGGGTTTTGTGGCGCGGTCCCGTTGGAAAGGGCAATGTAGATCACCCGACCAGCATTCCCGGCGTCGGCTTTCAGCCAAATGCTGCCACTATAACCGGCCGCCGTACCCGTGAACGACTGATCGACAATGGCGTATGAGACCGTCGTTGTACGATTGATCGTGAACTTGGTGGCGTTGTTGCTGCCGTCCGGCGCGGTCCCCGCATTGGCAACCTTGCTGAGTGAACCCGTGCCGTTGATGAAGGTCGCCCATGACGCGTTGCTGAGGTCGCCGGTGTTGAGCAGCAGATTTCTTCGGCTCTCCCAAGTGTCCCATAGGCCAGTATCGGCCAGAGCCGGAGTATCGGCTGCAAACGAGGTGACAAGGCCAGCGGAATCGATAGCGGTCGCGGTGCCCGAACGGGTGAACGTGCGCAAGCTAGATAACGAGACGTACCCCACATCTCGGATGTAATACTGCTGCGTCGTGTGGTTGAGGCCGATCTTGGCGTCGGACGGCATCCATGAGGGGGCGGCGTTGGGGTTCGCCGCTTTCCAAAGCACGCCGCGACCAACCCTCTGGCGCGAGATGGGAAGCCTCATTGTTAGGACTCCCAGCGAGCCTTGACGGTCACCTGAGTATTACTGGTGTCCTTACGACGAACGCCGATCTGGCTGGCGTTGGTGAGACCGAAGATGGAGAAGATATTGCCGTCCTTGACAGTCAACGCAACGCCAGCGGCGTCCTGACGAAACTCAACGTCAGTTCCCGTGTCGTTCACAATGGTGACCTGAGTGCACGCTTGTGCAGCGAAGGTGGCATAGTTGGTGCCGACAGCGGCGGACTGTACTGAGGTGTTGCCGCCAGCGTTCATGCCAACGGGAATAGGACTAAGAGCCATGACAGTTATTTCCAGTTGGCTTGAAGGGTTGAGTACCAAGCAAGCATGCGATCACCGCAACGCTTGTTGACGGCGACACGGACGCGGTCCTGCTTCCACAGAGATTCCACTTCAGCCACCGTCAGTGCCCGGTCAGGGACACCTACGGCTTCGCGGAAGCAGTGCTGAAGGTCAGCAGGGGCATAAGGTAATTGAGACGGGCTTGGCTTATCGGATGGCCCGCACGCGGCGAGCGGCATCGCGATCAAGGCAAGCGCCAGTATTCGGAGGCGTTTCACTTGCGAGCCTTTCGAGTTCAGCGATGCGTTTCTGGTCTTCTGCGGAGCGCGCTGCGTCGGCCTTAGCGGTCAACTGAAGTGCACCCAGGCGGCGCTGGAGAATTTCAACCTGCTCCCTCGCCTCTTCCGAGACGCGGCGTTGGTAGGCGTTCTTGTCGACCTGCATGTAGGCGAAGCCCAACGCGAGAACGACAGCAGCGGCAACCGCCACCTTCCAGTTCTTCGCGAACCACGCCACAGCTCCGAGAGCCGCGACAGACAAGGCGACCATGATGATCAGCCCGAAGTTCGAGCCGACGTATGAGAGTAACCACATCACAGACCTTTCAGACAGATTTCACGCTCAGCGGCGCGTCGACGAGCTAGACCACGGATGTGTTTACCGCTGGCCATGTCGTACATGAGCAGCGCGTTGCATGCGCCCTTGTGGTCACCGGAGTTGAGCTTGCGGGCTATAGAGCCATTGCAGAATGCTCCTACGCCGACGTTGTAAGCGAATGAGGTGTAGGCGACTTTCTCGTTGTCGGTGACTTGCACCTTGATGCACTTCGAGATGTCGTTCCAATAGCGCGGTAGCTTCTTGGCGAGCATATCGGCGCACTGCTCTTTGGTGTAGGTGTCACCGAGCTTCACGCCTTCAGTCTCGCCCGCGCAGACGGTCGGGATATTGCGGGCCAACCTGTCGGGGTATGCCTTGAGAGCAACGCCCTCGAAGCCGGTGACGAACGTGGCACACACTGTGAGCCAGATCGCGGCCTTGCGGAAATTAAACATCGTCCCCGCCGATCTCGCGTTGAGCGACGATACGGAGGACGAGAGCAGCACCGGTCACCCCTGCCATGACGAAGGCGTAAAGGATGTTCGGGCTGGAGTTGTCGAGGATAAACGGCAGAGCCGCTTCAGCGACAGAGAAGAGGAAGGCGAGCACGCACAGCCAGAATGACCATGCGTGGTTCACAATCCAGTGCCAATCATGCACCAGTCCGTACTTCT